TTGATTAGGTATTGGTGTTTCGTAATCAAAATATAATTCGCCAGTAATACCGTCAACACCTGTAAATAAATATTGCGGTAATTCAAGTACTGTAAATGTGCCGTTAAATGGTGACACAAGTGCGGCGACAGTTATGGATTGACCTACAACTATTTCGGTTGGTTCTAGCGTGCTAATGCACGCGTAGTTGCTTAATAATTGTTTGCTGGCTGTGTTGTATGTCGTCATGGCGGTTAGGCCGCCTCTCGACTAGGCCTGTGTGATCTTGCGTATCATGCCAGGGATTGCAGCAAATGTGCTGACATACCCATGGAATGACATCAGGCGACCTAACACCGCTGGCTGATCTACTGAGAGCAATCCTCGAATGCTTTCGTAGAATTCGTACGCATCGCCTGTGCCTTGACCAACTCGTGTAATGACCATTGTCTTGGCAGAGAAGTTGCTGTCAACTACAAGTTGCAAACCGATTGGGTTGCCGTTCCATGAAGTCGCGTTTCCGCCACCAAGCGCGTTTTGTCCCGTTAAACCTGCGCCGATAAATGGGAACACTGGTCGTCCTGTTGTATCTGCAAGTTGTCCGAGTTGACCCCAAACATCTGGCGAAACAAACATGTGTGTCGGTGTGAAGTTTCTGCCGTTTGAAATATCTACAGCGGAGTCGTAAACACTTTTAAGCAAGTCGGCTACTGTCAAATCCCACACACCGCTAGATGTTGCGGCTGTAAGCAAATTGTCTGCAGCGACATTGTCTGACGCGATCATGTATTCGCCCATCAAGTCATTGATAATTAAATTCATTGCCGGGCCACTCGTGAAGTCGATGTCTTGTCGAGACAAAGTAACTTGACCTGACAATGTAGTTTTTGTGACCGAGTTTGAGGCAATAACCATTGTTGTCGCTGACACTGCAGTCAACTGTGTTGATTGTGCAGCGACGCTTGTGTGCGTTGTAATTGTTGGTCGAACAAATGTTGCTGATGCGCCACCGTCTGGATATGCGCGAGCGCCAATTGCTTCAACTACAGGACGAATGAAATTTAGGTCCTGCACGAGGGGAAGCAAAACGGGAACGGGCAAGAGGCCAGGGGTGTCACTAGTCAACACATCGCCAGCAGCCGCTTCAAGAATTGTGCGCTTTGACGCGGTGTATTCTGCGACAGCTTTGTTCATGTTTTGAAATGTGTCGCCACCAATGTGGTAGGCAGCCATAAAATCGCCTGCACTTGGCATTTTGAATTCGCGTTTTGCTTGCGCGAATAATGGTGTTGCCGTGATTACTTCTGGCGCTGGTACTGGTGCTGTTGCTGTTACTTCGCTCATAATTTTCTCCTGTGTAGGTATGACTTCATTTAACTCTGTTTGTGGTTGTGTTTGTGGGATACTCGCCGCCACCTGCGTAATTATTGAACCCGAAAATGCCGGCTGTGAAACGAGCGACAGCTCAACCCAATCAGCAGCTTCAATCAACATAACGCCAGCTTCGTCAAAACTGTATTTGGTTGGATTGACACCGACCGATACTTCGTTTATTGTGCCGTCAGATGCCAAGATCATTGCTTCATTGCCGAGCGCGGTTGCGCTTACTTTTGCTACAAACATCATTGCCTCAGCTGTGTCGACACGCTCTGTTACTTGACCGATAATTTGTGTTGCGTCGTGTTGCATATACAGTTTCGGGTTACGACCTTTAGTTGATAGCGCGCCCGGCTTAAACATGACTTGTGTGCCGTCTGCAACTGTTGCTGTTTGGTTGTACTCGACTGCGATGCCACTAATAGATCGGCGTGGCTGACCGTCAGTCGCCGCCGCATCTACCGTGATCTGTGAGGGAACTAATTTGATCATGCTGGCGATTGTATATCGTTTGGCATTGCCATTGGTGGCATTAGTTCGCCGCCTGCATCTGCGTCTTGTGTGTAACTGCCTTCGAGGTAATCGTCTGCGTCAAATTCTACATTCGTGCCGTTTGGTAGCACATTGTTTTGGCTGAGTGTGCCAGTGATGCAATCCGCGTACGCGCGTACACCAAAATTCCATAGATCGGCGCGTGCTTCGCTACTTGACTGATACGAATAACTGCCTACTGATACGCCTGCAAGGTATGGCGGTATGTTGCATAAACGCACCATTTCCATTGCCTGAAATTCGGCTGAGTCAATCAGCAACATTTTGTCGGGCGTAGTTAACAATTCTTGATACATAACAAATTCGTTTAATGCCGCTATTTGGTTTGTGTCGCGCGCTGTTTGAAACGCTGCCGCCAGATCAGCCAACTCTTGACCGCTCATAGGTTCGCCGCCAGTTTGACGCAAGATGCCAGCCGGAATTTGGCTGCTCGAATTACGATTGCGTGCCGACTCAAGTTTTAACGCAGTTTCTACAGACTGTGTGCTCTGATAAATGATGCCTTGTATTGGTGACAAAAATTGCACAACATCATTCGGGTCTAACTCGCCACCATTAAAAATTATTTGTTTAGACGGCGCAAACCAGCATGGACCTGCCTGATCTAATGTTTGCACCATTGCGGCAGGCAGTCGAGTGAACGATGCCGGGTAGCCGTCTGTTTTAGTGCGTGAAGTAATGTACCAAAATGCGCGCCCATAAAAAAATAGGTCGTCAAATGTCCACGACAAAATAAAATTGTTTGGCAACGCTGGGTCAATTTTGCGTAACCAAGATCGCGGCGCTAACGGCATTTTTTCCATGTCATTGCCGTTCCACATTTCGTTATACATCTGTAATTTCATGCAACCGATAACTGATGCCATAAGATCGCGCGCGCGACTAACAGTCGGAATTGACATGCACTTATTGCGCGCCTGACCCTCAATGTAAGAGTAATAAAGTCCGACCATTCCAGCGCCAGAATTGTTTGTGCTCGGCATCATGCCTGACGCGGCTGCAGCTTTATTTGCCGGCGGTGCGCTCGTTTCAGATTTAATCTTGCCTGCAATAAATTCAATCAAAGTTTTAGCCATGCAGTAAGTATGCCACTACACCTGGCGCGCATGTTGTATAGGTGCTGGCCGCAAACAGACCGAGAAAGCAGGTAAACAGCCAGCCACCCGTTAAACAGATTAGCGTGACGCAACCACGATCATAGGTTTACCGACCGCTACAGGTTTGTGAACCATGCTCACCGCAAACACTAAACACCTAGCCAACTCGATCGGTCCCGGTGAACGAATTGACGACAAAGTTAACGACCCCTGGTTCTTGACACTTACGGCGCGTTCGCAATGTTGACTAAGCAACGCGCTACCGTCATGCCTGACACGCCCTTCGACAATTGCTGATCTGGCGGTCTGAGTCCAACGCATCATTTCACGATTGCCAACCATTTGCGATCGGTGCTTAAATTTTTGTGGCAAAGTCATTTCAAACGCCGGCGTAATCAGCAGTCGAGTTGTGGCATCTTTACAACATTCATCTACAGCCAACCAACATTCGGCCAAAGTATCTTTAACAAACTGCTGACAGATTTGTATGTTGCCGTCAACATTTAACGCCGCTCGAACGCCCACAAATTTAGACTCGTCTTGCGATTGCTCAATAGCAAGCACACCGCCTTTAGGCATCGGTAATTCTGTTTTAAGATTTGCCCATTGTCCCGGCATAATCCATGCGTGCTGGCTTGCCGTCCACAAATTTACAGACGATCTCAGAAACGCATTACGGTTAGGTTGCTCAGCCTCAGCGCGCAACACATCTACCGTCAATGTGTGACCGATTGCAGGATTTGCTTGTAGCCATGCTTCAACAGTCATCGGGTCTGTTGTAGACGCTGGCGAATATTCTGCAAAATATAATGATGTTTGTGTGCCGTCATCAATAGCGCGCAAGCCTTGTTCACGCCAGCGCAACATTTCCACACTCGACTCATCGCCACTTGTACTCGTCATAAACAGCAACGGACTTTTACGAGTACGCATCGTAGGCAACAACCCGACCGATACCGCGTCCGGCGACACTGCCCACAACTCATCAATGCAAACTAGATCAGCAGTCAAACCGTGAAACGATGTAGGCGTAGCAGCACGCACAAGCCAGCGCGTACCGTCAGGCAAATTAGCTTCGTTACGGCCAACAGCCCAAGTAAGAATTGCACCAAAATGTTGCTCAAGAATTGGCGCAACCTTATGAAACAACTCAATCGCTAAATCTAATTTGTGTGCAGTAGTAATAATCGTTTGTGGCTCGCCTCGCAATTTTGGCATTTCAGTACACCAAAACCCGACCAAACTTTCCAACAATTTAGACTTGCCGTTTTGTCGAGCGACACTAATTAAAGCTTGACGCGCCAACAGATCACCATGCTCATCATGCGCCAAGAACCCAGATGCACAATGCTGCTGCCATTGCATTAATTCAATATTCAAATATGTGCGCGCCCATTCGGTAACACCATTTGCAAAATAAGTGCCGTCACGCTCAACCGCAGTTTCTAATCTTGGCTTGTATGGCGCTGTATGTTTATGCACTCGCTGGTCGGCGCTAGTTGTCGCTAATGTCGGCAAACCCTTATGGAATAAGGCTAATGG